GTATTAAACAAACGTGTCTTACAGATTGCAATCTTTTCAATTGGTCTTCTTTCGTCTTTCATTTCGTCTGTAAAGTAGTTGCGCACTACTTTATATTTCTTTATATTGTCAATCAGGTAGGTGATATCATTGCGCAATTCATCAGTTGGTTCATATTTTGTTGAACCGTTTTCATTCTTTCCGATTTCTTTGAAAAGATGAAGTTTACCTACACTGTTTTTTGGTTTTGTTTTTGTATATGGATAGCCTGGTGATGTATACATGTTTACAGGTTCTATCCACCCTGGTATTCCATTTATAGCTTCATCCAACGTCAACATTCTAGTTGGACCGCCATATTCATTTCTTGCATAATTGATCATGATTTCCCTGTAATGTTCCACAGCCATCCTTTTGTAGACTGGATTCCATCCTCCTGCTTCTTGATCAAATTTATTCATTCCAACTTCAATGGGATGTCTTCCCGTTTCATTCCTTGGATCGAATTGTCGCAAAATAGCTGGTTCAGTTTGGTGGTCACTGACTTTTTCGAAGATTGGACTAGTTTTAATGTCCGTCTTGCGAGGAACAATTCCTCCTCCGATTAATCTTCCAACTATAAGATGTCTCCCTGGTGGTTCAAATCTGGGGGTTGCATCGTAAGCGACTTGTAGCATTTTGTCTCCAATTACATCTTGCATGCTAGGTCCATCAATTGATGTTCTTGGTCCTAATAAAGAAAGAATTTGTTCTTGTGTTACTACTAAAGCATTCGCTCTATTAGTTTCTCTCAATGCAGCTTGATGTATTCCAACAATTTTACGTGGTACTTGAGTGCTGCAGTGCATAACTGCTCCACCACAATGTCCAACGTAAGTTGAAGCCTCATAATCCCATTGTTTTGCAGCATAAATTTGAACTTTGTCTGGTCCTTCCATATGTTGTTCTACAACCATGCTTAGCTTTGGTAGTACATGCATATTTATATCATCACTATTGTTCTTCTTAGGCTTGTCTCTAGCATAAAGTATGCCAGCATGTCCCATAATAGAAATGATATCACTTTCTCTCGCAAAATGCTTAACGATATTAGAAAATGGCTGAATTTGTGGAGTATCCACCAAATCAATCAACATCAAATCCTGATACTTTTCAGTTCCAGTTATGTTGGTCTTAACTTTTGGCAATTTTCGAATATGCTCACTTCTTACTCTACATGTGATTGGAATTCCCAATCTGTGTATTGTAAAGGTATAAGCATGTAATTCTTGATGTCCACCTAACAAATGGGTGTTGCAAACAATTTTCCTTTCGCAAACTCCAAGATAGTTAAGCCAAAATGCGCCATACTCAATGACTCCGCCATTCGCTCTAACAGTAGGAGCAATTTGCTGAGTCTGTGGATCTGAACAAGCCTCCATTTCCTTAAGCATTGGTGCTACAGTTATGCCATGTTGTAAATCCTTCCTTTCTGGTGCAGCATTCTTTCTTTTTGATTCTAGAATGGTCTTCAATCTTGATGGTGTTTTTGGTTTGATTGCATTTGATACTTTATCCAACTCTTTTTCAATGATCAATTGGTTAATCGTTTCTTTAGCTGATTCCATAAATACATCAGAAATAGCTGCCTCCGTTGATAACCGTTCCTCACTCATTTGATCTTCAACAAAATCAAAAATTTGTCCGTCTACTTCGTTGGATTGTCCAATTTTGAAGTAGTCAAGGATACCTTGATACGTGCTACCAAGTTTATCCTTCATACGTTTAATCAAATTCTCTCTAGGAACAACTTCTTCAACTTCGACTCCTATATCTTCCATATCAGTAATCAAGTTTACTGATTTATCTTTCAATTTATTAATGTACTCTGATTCCAATCGGATTATCTTTCTTGGCCTTTTGTTTCCCTTTTCATCTGGATATCCTTTGTGTTCCATGATCTTACAACTTTCCATTGTCTTCTTTGTATTGATGGTTGACTCTTCGTCTAAGGGAATATCTTGTACTTGTTTTGTGTTATGACAACGGTTTAGAATATCTTTCAATTCTTTTGATCTGCAACGTTGACACCACAACACAAACAATTTGGAAAATGCTTCAGGATGTTTCTTATGCCTGTGGGTATAGGTTTCTCTACACTTTTGGCATTGATGGACGTGTGAATGTATAGCTCCATCATCAGGAAGATCTTTGTGCGAATATCCCTGAATTTTAAGACTTGCGTTTTCCATATCAAGAATCCCATCGTTTTCATCACCATCAACTTTCTCTTTGTCTGACATTTTAGCTCCAAACCAGTATTTTGCAAATTTATAAACTCCTCCTATCACAACTACAAAACTCAACAGTGTAACTAGAGAAGCTCCCACAAATCCAAGTTTGTGTTCCAATCTTGCAACCATGTTGTCTCTTATCCAACCAAAAACCTTTCCAATAATTCCAAGAATAGTCCAAGGAGATTTAAGAACCATTTCCAATAATAAACAAC